TAGTAGATGATGATAATGCTAATTTTGTAGCATCAGCAGAGATTGTATGGGTTGGTAGACCTGATGAAGCGTTTAGTATCATAGGTATATTCAATCGTAGAAAATCTGAAACGGAAGTTCGTATGAATGTATTAGTAAAAGAAGTGGCTACAGGTAGAGTTATTACAGGTAGAGGTACAGGTACAATAACTACAGATATTCAAGCAGCTGGTTTACAGATTGAAGAAGATTTACCATTCAACAAAAGTGAGTTTGGTGGAGCAGTAAGAAAAGCATTAGTAGAAGCTAC